CCATAGCTCGTTTCAGGTGACTTCTAAATGTGGTTTTAGCCATTCCTAGCGAGGCGGCTGCTTTTCTTTCGCTTCCAAATTTCTGGTATGCCTGATAACAAGCGTCAAGATTATCCATACTATCTCCAGTTGTTGTTTTTAGTCGTTTTCTTGATCTTCTTCGCGCCTTCCGTACAGCTCTTTGTGGTCTTTAATTTTCTGTATTTTCCAATCATATAGCATGCGGGCGATAGCTAATGCTGAAACTGTCGCCCCCAATAGCATTGTTGTGAGGGTGCCAATGTTTCTTGCTACCTCGAACCATTCAAGCGCGCCTGCTGTCGCAGTTGGCGGCCCTACAATTATCGCAGTCTTTGGGCTTGTTGCTATATCGTGCGCAACCTGCTTCAGTTGTTCGTATGCCATTTTGCTTCCTGGTATTGATGATCGACAATATGCCCTGTATGAGCATGAGAGTGAATAGAAGGCAGCCAGCGATCCATTGCAGTAGTTCCAACATCTTCAGGCTCCCCTCTGAGTAGAATGATTATTGTCCACGCATACAGCGCCATAAAAGCCACGTTGTACCCAGTGGGCGGGATATACAGCATATATATCAACCAGCCGAAATAATCCAAAGCCACCGCAACTATGCTTATCTTCTGGATTTCATCTGTCAGGACTGTTTTGCTATTAATCAGCCCTACAACGAAAATCACGATCAAATAGAATAGTGCATCTGTGGCGTAATACATCAGCCCTTCAAGTGTAGCCATGAAGGTATTGTGAATAAATGACATTGATGCAAAGGCAAGCGCCACCATCTTGCGATCAAATGTCGGCTGCAATAACGCTACACCGACAATCACCAATGTTAGGAAGTCTATCATTTTCCTTTTGGCTTTCGCGTCTTACCTTTGCCGCCACAATGAATCACAATATCAAAAATGTCCATAAATCCTCCTAATCAGTGAATTATATCAGAAAATTAATCTTTTTCGGTGTTTTTGCTGCGCCCCATCCCTAAATGACTGCTCAACATATGACCACCAAAGAAGAACGCTATAATCGAAAGAGTGCCGCCAACCATTAGCGTGCCAAACGCAATAGTCAGATAGAATTTAGCCAGCTCCATATCAAAAGGAGCCACAAGGAATACAATTAGAATCATGGCGAGCTGTGCCTTAATCCACATGACTGCAACAGCACGGCGCGTCTTGCTGCGTTCGGTATTCTCCCCAAGGGTCATCTCTACGAACTTACCAACACCGGCAGCCATGCGCTCATTCATTTTAGCCTGTTCTTCTGGCGTGAAATTCATGTTACCAATCCACCCGCCAACCTGTGTTAGCAGGCCATTGTCTTTGTCAAGGACGTTATCGACCGCTTTGTCCGCGCCCATTAATTTACTAAACCAGCCCATAGCTATTCCTAGAGTAATTATACTAATTGGCGTATTATACCATTATGGCTAGGTTTAGCGACTGAAACGGCGGATTCGTTACCCGCCACGCCAATTTACTCAGTAACGATAATTCTCTAACGAGGAATTTCAAATGATCACTCAGATTGAGCTAAAAAAATTACTTCATTTCGATGATGAGACTGGCGCATTTACGTGGCTTGTCAACAAAGGAAAAGTTAAGCGTGGAGCCTCGGCTGGAACCGTCAATAAGAATGGCTATATCTACATTACCTTAAACCAAGAGAGATATTTGGCCCATAGGCTTGCGTGGCTTTATGTGTACGGGGAGTGGCCGGCAAGACATATTGACCATATAAACCACGAAAGGACTAGCAACGGGATATGGAACCTACGAGACGTAACAAACCAGATAAACCATATGAATAAATCAATGAGGCCAGACAATAAAAGCGGAATAACGGGGGTATCTTGGGATGCGGCTCGCAATAAATGGAGGGCAGCTATTAAGTTAGATGGGAAATGTGTAATGCTGGGGCGGTTCGCCACTAAAAAAGGCGCAGCTAAAATCAGAAAAGAGGCTGAAATAAAGTACGGGTATCATAAAAATCATGGAGATGCCCCCGCTTAGTAATAATCCCACATAACTTCCACATCTTTCTTGTCGCTTTGTAAGTCATCAAAATGTATGGAACCGTTATTGACTCCAATCCTGGTGACCTTTTCGCCATCAATTTGGTTAAGGTCAATCATCACGTTGCGACGAATCAGCCAGTCGATTATTAGGAAGCGCCGCCGAGAGTTTGCAATGACATCAATGGCGTGGCCTTGGTGTGCGCCATACTTGCCGTCATACTCTTTGCAGCGGTAGGCTCCGCCACGAGGAATGGTGAACGGGAACCCTAGCTCAAGTCTCATCGGAACAACTACATTAAGCATGAATTTATCATCCATGCGACCATCGCATCCGCATGGGCAGTCTAATTCATGTTGTGGGAAATTCTGGTAGCTACTCATGGCCTATCCCTCTATGCAAGTGATCGCCTCGTGGAGCGCCAAAATATCCAGCCCCTTGCGCGTCCTGGCCTCTGATTGGGGGTGTGATTTTCATACTAATTTGCCTCTAAAATGTGCCGTAAGCCCCCACCATGAGCACTTTATATTTTCGTTCGGAACCGCGCTTATTCTCAATGGAGTATCTTGTATTGCCAGCATCCCAGTAAATATTGGTGCTCGCCGCTATTCCTTGCGTAGGGGAAAACACCCCCGCAGGGTCGGCCACCTCACTTGTTACGTTGTAATTTCCGCGCAAATGGTAGATCGCGCCAAGCCCTTCGGAGTCCTGAATGGTAATCATTCCCATAGATGACTGCGGAGCAATCTCAGCAATACCATCGTTAGCTATGGTAATAATCTCTTCACTCAATGCACCGCCAAAAATAGAGTTTATTGACGGTTTTGTTAGAGTGCTAAATTCAGCATTTTGATACATACCATTAACTAACGCGCCAGCCTTAACGACATTTTGCCCAGCCATACTGGACGCAGATCCGGCCTGCCAAAACATATTGCGGAACTTCATCCTAGCTACTGTGGAGTCTACATCTATTGATGTTTTCCCTGCGATACCAGTATAGTAGCTATCCGAGAGCACTGCATCGTCACACTTCCTCAGATAGAATCCGTTGCGCCCACCCTCAAAATTACAATTCCCGCCGATTGATAAGTTCTGTAGCACTGTATTATGCTGGATATTGATGTTATATGACGCGGCGTTAGTTCCCTGCTCCGTTCTCACATTGTCGATTGTGAGGCCGTTTGATGATCCAACGGAGGAGGTGTCTACCCACTTAAATCCATCAGTTCCAAGCACCCATGCCTGATAACCATCAAAAGTTACGCTAGTCAGATTGATGCCTGTCTCCACTTCAATATTAGGGTTGCCATTTGCGCCCAAGTAACAATCCTCGAAATGAAAGTGGTCAATGTCGATAGAACTGTTGGGGTTATCAGCCACAACAATCGGCCTGTCTGCAAATACATACAGACCTTTAATCTGAGCAAGCTCGCGCCCTCTGGTTCTAATGCCGATGCTGCCGACACCACCAGACCAGAACGCAGAGCCGCTAACAGCAACGCCACCGCCAACAGTTATATCATCAATCGAATACCCACTGGTATCCATGATGTCTAGCGCAATTTTTGTATAGGTTGAATCATCCGAATAGAAGCTAATTCCTTTTACTGCGCCTTGATATAGTACGGTGCCCGCAGTGTTTAGCTGCAAACAGGTATCATCAGCAGTCGGGGCGAATATTATTCTAGTGGACCAAGATCCTGCGCCTATAAAATGCACACGTAGCGCATTAATAATGAGCGTGGCTGTCGTTTTGTACGCCCCTGGCGGCAGGTCAATGCGGCTATTAGCTCCCGCGTAATCAATTGCTGACTGGATATTTGCGCTATCATCAGCAACTCCATCGCCCTTAGCCCCAAACCATTTAACATTAATCGCGCCAGAGTATTGCAACACCGCAATATTCCCATTAGCAAGCTCATGGTCTCCATACCCATCAAACGCTTGTGGAGCTACGATTAGGTAGGTTGCACCGCCGCCATCGCCTTTTGTGTAGTAGCCGCGAGTCATTGCGGTTTCGCCAGCAGCAAGGCTTTCCGCTTTCATTAGCGCTACGGTATCAAATAAAATTACACCGCCAATCTCATCAAGATAGTCGTCTACGCTCCAAACCGTATTACCTAGCGCGTCCTTCAGGATAAGCAAATAAGATCCGCCGCCCACCCAAACGTCTGCGCGACCATCAGCATCCAGGACTACGGGGTTAGCGTTTGGGGTTGTCAGCTTTGCGTCAGAATATGTCGCTTTCGGTGTAGCTCCGGCAGAACCAGCCAGATAGGTGTATAATTCACCTCCAGCATACGGCACCCCATCGCCATCGCTTGCTTCAAATTTTCCAGAGTTTATAATGGTAGCCATGTCGTATTATCCTGAGTATGTCCCGCTATTAATTCCACTTGTGCATATATTAATCAAATTAATCAGTGTGGTGTTATATTTCATAATTCCAGACTCGAAAATCAAATATTACCTGTTCAGGTAAGTTTCAGCGCCAACCGCTGCTGTCGCAGGAGCCGCAGGCGTAAATCTAGTGGCCCACATATCACCGCGATCTCTAATGGCCTGAATCTTCGCCAGCTTATCCTCAATCTTTCCTGCCATAGCCGCTGTGATTTGCTTCTTCTGTGTCGCCTCTTTAAGAGAACTCCTCATTGGCCTCACAAGGGGCGACAATGCCGCTCCTAGGTAAGGCATAGCGTCAACAGAGTTGAGCAGATCAAGCATCATAGGCATAGTCTGAGAGCCTTTTACCGCACCTTCTGGAGCAGTTGTCAGCCATTCGGATACGCGCTTGAATTTATCTATGGCCGTAATCTCTTTTGGGGTATAAATTAACGCTTTATTCTTGGCAGGGATTCCGTCCCATGCCTTGCGCAACTGAGCGTGAGAGAATTTCCCCTCCCCCTGTCGCGTGGCTTGGTCGATCACATCCCGCATAATCTCTGTTTTAATGTCATTAATAACTAGAGGATCTTCGCTGCGTAGTATTTTTAGTGTTTTTTGTACGTCCTGAGCCTTGCCGCGCATTATGTTTTGCTGCACCCACTTATCGGGAACGGACTTACCTTGTGCGATCTGTGTGAGCGGAGTTCTGCGTGGAGCGCCTACATCAAACTCCTGAAAACGCTTTCTGGCTGATGCCCTGGCTGCTGAGTAGGCTTTGATTGCATCGGTAGCATCTCCTTCCGCCATATCTCCAGCATCATCTATTGCCTTGGATAGTTGGCCTCCGGCATATCTTACAGATCCGTCCGAGCTTTTAGCCATAGTTCCAATGCGCTTACGCAAGGATACCATCTCCTTGACTGTCGGGGTTTCTGCTCCTGATGCTATGTCGTCAATCTTTTTCATTAAATCCGATGGCGTGTAGTCAATAACCTCATCGCGCACCTTTCCGACATTTGCTACAAACTCATCAACAGGGAATAGATCATCCGATCCTGGAGCCTTTGCCGCCTTGTCGTATAGCTTTGAAACGTCATCCTGAGATTTGATCCAGCGAGACTCTAACCTGCTAAAGACTTTCTCTTCGACTTCTGGCATTGATTTTGTAACGCCGCCCATCTCTTCTGCGATCTCAGCGCCTTTAGCGCCTAACTGCTGCTTCTGTGCCGCTCCACGATAGATAAGCTCATCACCGGCCTCTGGAACTTGTGAAAGACTTGTCTCTGTTCTCCACTGGATAGGATCTCTGGTTGCTTGTGCTGTAGTCGGGCCAGTTGCGCCAGTAAATCCCATCTCCTCGATCTCTGATTTACGCAAGGCAGAGTCAATATCGATCTTTCCGGTTGCCTTGAGGCTTTCGTTGATGTTCTTTGATAGATTGGCTTGAGCAACGTCAGACAGCTCCGCAAGGTCGATTCCCTTTTGCGCCAGAGCATTGTCTATCTTAATTGTAATCTGTTGAGGGTTTAGGAAATCATCAATCTTTCTTCCTGTTGCGCGGTAGAAATCAGACAATCCTTCCCATGCGGAAGATCCAAGCCTGCCTAATCCCTGAATTGCTACAGGGACAACGCCGCCTGTAAGCATACCTGTCATTGTTTGGGCAGTCTTGCTTTCCCCTTCTGGAGTGAACATTGCGCCGGATAATGCGCCGCCCTCAGCCATTCCCATTCCGATACGTCCTGCAATAGCCGCTGGAGCGCTAATTAAGGCTGTAGGGGCTGCCATTCCCGCTGCTCCGCCCATCCTCCACCAATCAAATCCAGCATCTTCTCCGCGTAGCTTTTCGTATTGCTGCATCTCTGCGGTTGTATCTGCTGTGAATTGTGCCGCTGCCGCCGGATCTGTTGCTTTCAGATATAGCTGTTGCAGTCCTTGCGTGATGTCGGCAACGCCTCGGCCCATCTCCTCTAGTCCTGTTGGTGGGCGGAACTGTGGAGGCTGCTCCTCTGCAATGGGATTTACCCCGTATTTCTCAGGGCTTACAGCAGGCGCGGTTGCGGGCTGCGTATCTACAATCTCAGATGCTCCAAACTTCGCAGGATCTATGGCCGCCATTATTTCTGCCCTGCTGCTTTCAGCCAAGCGTTGTATTTCTTTTGATCTTTGAACTGATATTTCTTTCCGCCGAATCGGATAGTTTTTGGCGACCACTTGCCAGAGAAGTAATCCTTATACTCCTGTCTGTTTGGGTTTAGTTCGTAAGATCCGTCTGGGGCTTCTGGGTCAAATATTGGATTAGACTCCAAGTATTCAGCCCATTTAGTATCAGCTCCGCGTAGCGTTGTATTTTTATCGAAATACTCTTGCATGAAGTTGGTTCGCTCGATAGCGTTCTGGCGGCTTGTTTTAAGTCCTAGCCCTACGTTTTTGTTTGCCTCTCTATTCTTGGTCAGGCCAACAGTCGCCCCCCTAAACATTGCCACATCACGATCTGATGCAGCCCCAGGCATTCCTTGTCGCATCATTGGCGTTAATTTGTTAGAGATAGATTCCATCTCCTGCAAATTAGGATCTGTCACTCCGCGCACCCCTGCAACTAAAGAAGATCCGGCAATAGGGCCGGTTTCTACTTCTTGGTTGAGTGAAAGAAAGCGATCAATGTCTTTAATGAACGACTGATCCTGCATCTTCGCCTGCTGCATCTCAGCAAGCGATTTGTTTGACGCGCTATAATCAGCCATTCTCACCTTGGCTTGATCTTGCTTTGATAGCCCTATTAGTCGCTCTGGAGGTGCGGCAGGGATTTGCTCTTTAGTGTCTGGGGCGGGCGCCGCAGGTTGTGTCGCCGATAACGCCGGAACGTCTGCTGCGCTTTGTGGTGATGGTATTTGCTGCCCTGGAATACCGGCAGTTGGAGCGCCAACAGGCGGCAGAGGCATCCCCTCTTGATATGTTCCTGGCGCGTAGTATGGAGATCCGTACAAGATAGGCTGCCCAAATGGATCGCGCTGGTTAATCATGGCGCGTTGCATCATTCCTTCGCCAACGCCAACGGATGTCACGTTATAATCTGGAGCCTGTTGCTTCATAGCCTCGAAATACAAGTCAGGGGCTGCGCGTAGTGACTCAACAGCCCCTGTCTGCGCATAGTCTGCCAAAGCATTACGCCTTGCCTCGTCCGCCATGAGCTTATTCCGAGAGGACTGAATCTGCATCCCTTGTGACTCAAGCTGAAAAGGGGTTTGTAATTGTTGAGCCTGCCCCATGATTTGATGAGGCTGAACCATTCCTGCTAGATAATTAGTTGGCATGATTGATCACCACTGAGCCGCAAGCATGTTCGTTTGTTGGCTGCCTGGGATTGTCCCATACTGCTGGGCAGTTGGCATTGTCGCCATTTGGTTTAGGTAGTTCTGTTGCTGGTACAGGTTTGCGCCTTGCATGCCTAGATTGCCTAATCCGGCATACATAGAGGATTGCGCTTGTGCTGGCCCCATAATACCACCTGAAATAGCCCCAGCCATTCCTGGAGTGGCTTGCGCGCCCATTTGCCCAAGATTGGATGCTGATGTTTGCCCCATTCCTGCGAGAGAAGCAAGCCTATTGTATGCGTCCGAGCCTCGACCGTATGCGGCCCCGTACTCTTGAGATCCAAGCTGTTGCCCGAATCGCTGCGCCTCTTTCATTCCTCGCCCTGAGTAAGCGCCACCGCCCATTCCTGCTAGTTGACGCTCAAGCATCTTACCGCCTTGCTCCATGCGGAATTGATAGCCAGGGTCTTGCTCTAAATCAACAGGGATTTGGCCTCCCATTCCTGAGATTTGCGTGAGAGCGTTTCGGCCTGCCTCCATCCACGGCTCTTGCTGGGCCTGCTGCGCTTCCCACATTTGCCTGCGGAAGGCTATGTCAGCATCGCTTGCTTGTCCTGCTGCTTTAGATTGCTTTGACGATGCTGCCGCGCCAAGAAGTGCGGATCCGCCTATTGCCACAGCTATTCCAGACATTACTTAGCCTCCATTGATAGGATCAATTTAACATTGTCGCGGTAATCGGTGGTAATTTCATCGCCAACAATACCGCCTTTGCAGCCATCTATTGGCATTGTTGCGACAAGCATAATATTATCGCCGGATTTCACCATTTTTGCGTTTGGCGTCGCGGAGTGATTCGTGTATCTTCCGACCGGCGTTCTCAGCATCCCAATTCTTGCAGGAGCAATCTCATCACCTTCGTCAATAGGAGCTGTGGCAAACACACCTTTTCCTTCTATCTTGGAGGATGAGATCATAAATTTATAAGAGCCATGCGGCATTTTTGTTTGATCCGATTCATCCTCTGATTGTATTCTAACAATATCATCAGTGAATCCGACATCATTGAGCGCGTTTTTATAGTCCTCTCGATCAACAACATAACTCTTATCTTCGAGCGCATTTACCAAGTCACTATTCGCTTTCCATGCGTCGCTCTTGTCAAGATATGTTGCTTCAAGAGTTTCTATGTCCGTCTCGTCGGTTGGGTATATGTTTAGCCACACAACATCCTCATGGATAACCCCGCATTTTCTGCCAGGCTTTCCGACAAACCTCATTGGCGCTTCCATGTATTCAGTGGATCCGTCACCATTCAGGATGGTTACCTTTCCCTTTAGGAATATATTTAGATGTTCTTTCTTTTGGTAGTGCCCAATAGCGAATATGCCAGCCTTTAGGTGCACTTCTCTGATATATATTCCAGGCGAGAAGCTATGAATGACCGGACAATCAACCTGAGCCTCTTTCAGCGAAAAGACCTCCAGCGCGTCAACTTTTTCGTCCCGCGTCATTTGACTGAGTTCTTTTGACGCAAAAATATTAGCCATGTCGTTCATGTCGTTCTCCCAACGATATATAAACAAATTATACCAGTATTAATAAAATTTACCAACCACGCGGCGCGACTTCTTGGTAATCCTGTAATGAAGAAGTTTCTCAAGAGAAATACTCCTCCCACCTGAACGAAAGAACCACATCATTTGCATTTGCAGAAAGCCCGGCAACGGTCATCGACTCGCCTGGGAACAGCTCTAAATGGATGTGTCCAGCCCCAAGATTTAGAGATACTGAGTCGATCTTAGATAGCGGTACTGTCATTTCATATTTTCCGCCCGTGAATGTTGCCGTGGTGTTGGCCTCAGTTACCGAGTTGTTAGCGTCAACGTCATTCCATGTTCCGCCGGTTATTGTTGCGTTGCGATAGAAGTTAACTAATACGGACTTATTGCCATCTGATGCAGCCCCCATATAGACCGCTTCAATAGTGACTTTGTTAGTTCTTCCTTGGAATGTAGATTTATTCCTAAATGCCGCCATCAATGTCTCGACTCCTGCAACTAAGGTCGTTGATGCGTTTCCAGCAAATACCCTGTGGCCTGCGTGAGTATGGCTTCCTTCTATTGTTCCTGCTCCCCACGATGAAGTCTTTACAAGCAGCGCCACGCCGGTTCCTGTGGTGCGGCCTGACTCAATCATAATTCCTTGAGAGGGCTCGCTAATGCTTGGAGATGCTGATGCGTTTGTTTGATCGATTACATGAACCCGAATCCAATCAAGCTCTACGCCGCCATATATCCAAAAAGTAATCGGGGCAGACCCTAACCACCCATAGCTGATTTTATACTGAAGCAGCGTTTCGTGATCGAGATTAAATCCTGATGGCCCTGTGCCGTCACATATATCAATATTCCAGTTAGCCTGCGCAATCTGGGTGTCAGCAGCATCTTTTCTTAATGAGACTCCAAACGTAGTCCCCTCGTACCCAAAAAAGAATCCATCATCTATATCATATATTCCGTGGCGCTGATAGGTGTCAGCTTCAGGAGTTGCGTATAGAGTTGTGAAAAATGCGTAGACCTCATGTCCGGGACGATAAGTCACAAACCGATTGCTAGCTATTGATGCGGCCCCGACTCCAGTTCCGGGAGATACTGATGCCATTGCGTCAGCGTTGCCTGTTGCGCCAGTTCCGCTGGCTACCTCTAAAACGTCCTCGTCTGAATTGTTGTACTCAAATCGGACTAGAATGTCGTCCCTGCGCACTCCGGTTATTAATTGACCATATCTTGATACGTCGGCCTTAGAGCCGCCTAGGCCAACTATTTCAGATTGTATCGGGCCATCATCTGTATCAACGGTAATAGATCCGCCGAAGTCATCAACAGACAGCGACAACCCGCCGTCATCAACAGTTGCGCTAGTTCCGGCCTTTTGCTCGGTTAATACGGCATCTTTTGCCGCGTTTAATGGTAAAGGCGTATAGCTCATATAAACACCCATTTGCCAGTTGATAACACCATGCAATCATAGGTCATGTCGGTTAAATTCATCACAATAGAAGTCTCTCCGATGATTGTTTCTCCCGTTTTGGGAGTAATGATTCCGTTAAATGTGTCGTCTGTCAGGGTTACGGTAACAGTCTCGCCAATGTTGTCAGCGGTTGCCTTTGGGAGAATAACGGTCGCGTCTCCAGTATTGGCGATCAGGTTCACCGCGTTTCCGGCTTCTGTCAGGTTTACGGTATCGCCACCGCCAACATCAATAACGCCTCTAGTAGAGACGGTCTCTGTCACCCTTCCGAGGTCACGAAACCAACGCGACCAGACTTGTGCCAGAACATTGTTTTGGAACAGTGGGGACTGAATTGGAGGAGCTGCGATTCTAGCCATTAGTAGGAGTTACCTTTGCATAAGCGTCAATTATAGCAATCTTTACCGGCTCAGTTGTGCGGATCTCATAAATGCGATCTCTGCTTGTTCCGAGTCTGCGCCAGATAACACGCTTCAAATATTCCCCGATCTTTCCCATAGAGCGCAAGTGGGCATTGCTCCATGTTTTTGCTCCATCGTCTGACCATCTCAGTTGAATCATTGGATCTTCGTTAGATTCCAGCCCTACGCCAACCTCCATGTCAATCTGCATTTGATTCCACATGACGCGATTAGCTTCTTGGTTGTTGTGAGGAGTAGATCTTAATCTTGTGATGTTGTCGCCGTTGTCGGTGAACTTATCGAGGTCTAATTTGTAGAGATTGCCGTTTGTATGGTCAGAAACAATATTCATCCCTTGGAAGAACTGCCCTAATTGGCCTCTGTGCCGCTCAAGACTGCCATTAAGGTCTGTATAGGCTCTTTCGTGCCACATGCCAGTGGCCGCGTCATAAACCCATGTCGCGTTACCTGCGGGGAAGGTTATGACGTAGAACGTATGCCCCTCCTGTTGATAGGCGTAGGCTACAGCATCATCTATACGGCTATATTGTGAGATAGCATAATCAATCGCCTCTGTGGATATGATTTGAGGCACATACCCGTTCGCTCTAATGATCTGCCCCCTGCCTTCTGTGTCATTGGATAGCCAGAATACCGAGTTATCAGCCTTAATGACCGACTTCTTAGCTGCACACCCGACCTCCATTGTTGCACCATCAATTCGAGCAAATGGGAAGTCTATATTAGCGTCATACGCCCACACTTCCGTTGTTACATCGCCAAACAGCCATAGCTCCTGATTCACATTAGCCAGAGAAATGATATTGTCAGAGTCCACATTTGCAGAACTGAACTCAAGAGGATCAACGCTTGATCCGTCATTCTGTCCGGAGATATAGAAAACGTCGGTATTGGGAATATTGAATATAAAGTACCCATTGAGCAGGGTCAGCTCCCCTCCTGCGGTAAAATCTGCATCAGTGATTTGCGTTAATGTAGAGCCATTCCAGATATAGCCCTTATCCTCTGCGATAATCATGATCTGGGTTTGGTTTTCATACATGGCAACCAATGATGTTTTGGCGCTTACCGTTCCTTTTGATAAGTAATTGCCATTTAGATCGACTTGGTAGAATGTATCGTACACTACAACGTACAAATAACCGTCCTTGCCGGTCAATACACCCCTAATAGGTGACTTTGGCAAAGTAGCAAGCAGGTCTAGTCCTGGAGTGCCATACAGCGCCCCTACGTTCTTGCCTCCTTGGTTATCTAAAACAGGATATAGATTGACGCACCTCTGAGCGTTAAGGCTCTTAGATCGCGAAGTATAAGCCTGTCCGACTATTGGGAGTTTCACTAGATTCCCCTAGTAATGTCGAAGCCACCACGACCAGAGCTGCCGAGAGATACTGTCTCCGAGTTGGCGTATTTTGGCTGGCCTATGTTCTTGCGCTTAATTGCCGCCAGAGTCTCTGCCGCCTGCTCTTTAACATCCATAGAAAGCATCACCCCATACTCAGGAGCAAGGCGCTTTGCCAAGTTAAAGACGATAGCATCCTCATATCCGCTGGGAAGAGCAAAGGTATCGGCCAGAGTTGCGAATGATTGCAGATGTGTCCATTGGGTAACATGCAGGGCATAGGCGCTATCTGGTACAGGGTATAACTTAATTGTTCCGAGCGGATAGGCTGAATTGTAGTAAAATACGTCCGGCAGAGACTGCGTTGTTTTGTCAGGTATTTGGTTGTAAGCCTGTTCGCCGACTGGCTCTAAATAATAATCAATATTAGAGCTGCGGATAAATGCGCTCTCGATCTTCTCAGGTCGTGTGACGTTAATATCACCGCCCGCCCCAATAGTATATTCGCCATCCCCGCCTGTAAGCGTGAAAGAATCCTCTTGGAGTGCGTAGACCTTTAGCCTGTCGGTTTGCCATGAGTCAAGCATTGCATTAACTGCGGTCAGTCCGTCATTGGCCTCAGATGCCTCTGGAGTCTCGCCAGAAGCCAGCACCCCAAGGATGCGTAGGCTGCGCCTGATTAGATCGTTAGCGGTCGCCATGATTATTTACCCTTGCGCTTCTTTTTCTTGCAAGCCATCTTTAATCTCCCTTTTAATATTAGGGACTGATTTGCGTCTGTCGATTTCTACTCCAACAGATCGCCCAAATTCTTCAAGCTCATTTTTGTCAGTCATTTGCTTGTAATCGACTGTCTTAGGTTTGATTATCTCTTTAGGCTTCAATAGCTCAGGATCAACGCCCCAGCCTTGCGGGATCTCGCTCTCATCATCAACGATCACTTTTTCGCCGTCAGGCCCGTAAATCATTCGCTTTCCCATACATCACCTCATTAAGCAGGAGGGGCCGAAGCCCCATCCTTGGTTAGTTACTATGCAAATGGAGTTGCGATAGTTCCGGTTGCAGCTACCTGACCAGAAACAGCCCACACGGTAGATGATACGGCTGTGAAACGAAGCACAGTACCAATCAGTCCGCCAGTGGTTGAACCATTCATGGTTACAGTAACGTGAGATGAGCCATTTCCAGCAGCCGCAAGAGCGATCGCTGAGGTAGTGGCCGCAACAACAACGCCGCCGCTCAGGAAGGTGGTTGCTGCGTCAGTGGTAATTGCGTACACGTCCGCAGCGGTGACAGTAACAGTCGCAACGAAAGTGAACTCCATGCCAGCTACAGGAGCGGGGAGCGTGTAAGCAACGCCAGCCGCCGAATCAAGCAGAAATACGCCGCCTGACTCATTAGCCTTCAGCGTGCGCGCTGCTGCCCCACTTGCTGCTACTTCTTTATGTACTCCAGGTGCCACGCACCCTTCGACCGTGTTTTTACCAAGTTGTTCTAAAGCCATGTTATATACTCCTAAAAAGTTAAGAATGGGGCCGAAGCCCCAATCATTTAGCCGTCAGCGTGGATACGGGCTGCAAGCTGTGCGCGGATTGTCTTATAGCCATACAGCATATCGAGACGACATGGGAATTGGTCGTTATTGATGTCGTAGGCGCGAACAATACGCATTGATAGGCCGTCATACTGTTCACGGGCTGCGAAATCAACGCCAGATGGCATGATTAGGTCAGCAGATGCAAAGGTAAACGCATCTTTGTGGAAGGCCAGGGTGCTGGTCATCAGCTCACTCGCTCCAGCGCCAACCTTAACAACGGCTCCGCCATTGGTAGGATAGCCAGACACATTTTGACGACCGCCAGAGGTGATGATTGATGGAGAGATGGCAATATCGCCAGCCCCGCCAGCATAATCAGTGGTGATTACAAACTGCTGTAATGATCCGGTGTCAGCCTTAGTTTCAGGATGTACGCGGTTGCAACCAACAAACGTTACCACATCACCCTTCTTAAAGGTTGCGGTACCAGTTTGCACGGTAACCAGACCATCGGCACCCTCAGTCGCACCATTTACGGTGTACAGAGTTGTTTTTGGAGCAGTTCCGGTGGTGTGGTCATTCAGCAGGGTGTTCTCGTAGAAGTCAAACCCGCCAGTGCGACCCATCATACCCTCTTTATACTGCTTCTTAATGGCATCAGAGTCTTGGAATAGACCTTTCAGCTCATTAACCAGCTTGGGGGTGTGCTTGGTTTGCAGAAGAATCCGGCGACTATTATCCATAGGGGCAAGGTTATCTGTAAGCACTTTACGGGCGTTCATTACATCGAGGAAATCAAACGCGGCTGCGTCAGAATCTACCACGTTATAAACGTCTTTCACCATGTTGAGCGCGTCTGCTTCGATGTTTGCAGCAAGAACCGACATAGCAGGCTCAAGGATGCGACTTGAGAAGTCATCAAGGCTCAGGGTGAGGTCTTGTGAAGTGAAGTTGAGATCAACGCCTTTCTGTGTTGCAACAGACAGAGTTGTTGAAGTCTCTGCGGTATCTTGTGTGGACAAGGTTGCGCCTGTACGAACAACATACTCGTTAGGCAGGCGAATTTTCAGTTGTGAGCCGATCTTAGCGCCTTCTTTAGCAAATGAATCATCATATTGACGATTGATGCTGCCGATAAAGTTAAGTTTCTGATGAAGCACTCGGAGCGCTTCGCGTGTTACCGCTGTGGGTGTAAGAATTGTATTAGCCATGAGGATTCTCCTAGTTTAATGCTAACCTGTTTTTTTACGCCATTCCATCCATTCATCAATAGACATTGAATTAGGATCTATGGTTGCTTTAGCGCCCTTGGCCACTGGTTTAATAGGGGTTGGCGCTTTCGATTTTTCTGCTGTTTGAACTGGCCTAGACTCTAATTTCGCCTCTAACTTACCAATAGCGCGGTATTGCGCCGATGGGGTCATTTGCGAGATTCTAGCTGCTTCGTCAAGATGAGATCCGAGGTAATAGGCCAAATCTGCGCCCACCTCTGAATCTGCCACGGCTAATGCCATATCTTGAGTAATCGGGATAGCCTGATTTAACGCCACATGGTCGAAGTCATCGTACTTATCACGACCTTCTGCGATCCTGGCTTGCATTGATGTGGCTTGGACTCTTTGGGCTTCGGCTTTGCTATTGTCAGCCGCCTTTGCCTGAGTCGCCGCTTCACGCGCCGCAAGTTTCTGATCTACTTTCCAGTCTGATAGAGCATCAATAAACTCCTCGTATGTGTCGAAGTCGTCTGCTTTTGGAGCTACAGCAGGAGCCGCATTAGCCGGTGTTGCTGGCTGTGACGTTTCCTTTGACTTTAGCTGCTCTGCAAAAAACTTTGCCTGGGCTTGTGCCTCATACTTCTCTCTAGTCAGTTCATCGATCCGTTTCTGAAAGCCCGTTTTTTTGGGTTTCTCGGCAGTATCATCGCCGTCAACAGCATCGTCCTGTACCGATTCAGGGCTATCTGTTACATCAGGTTGCTCGGTTTCCGCAGATTCTTGATCTAGTTCTGCGTCATCTAGGTTTTCTTCACTCATGGATAACTCCAAGTAATTATAACCCGCTGAAATCCAGCGGTAGATTATCAGCGCCCTTATTGGGCGATATATCCGGCGCTGTACTGAGGCTGCGAACAGTCTCTAATATCATTGCCTGAATTTGTTGAGGGGTCATCATGCCGCTCATATCCTTCATGCGCTTAGTCTCAGCGTCATAGGCTTTAATTTCATTAGCTTCCGCGCCGATAAGGTTTTTATCTCTATCAACTTGGATCTTGTCTTGCTCATCTGTTAGCTGCTGAGTCAGGAAGGCGTTTTGCGCCTGTAGCTGCTCGATCATGTCCGCTGATTGCTTCATCACGGCCTGAACCTGTGGCGGGATAGCGTTCTCGTCATCATCAAGAAGCTCGGCAGGAATAGTCCTACGCAGGCGGTCGGATAGCTGATCTGCTTCGGGCCAATCCATGTTCTTAACCAGCAGATCTCCAGCAATGCTCATAAGCTGCGGGTATGCTGAGGTAATGGATAGCATCGCCTCTGCTGCTTCCTGCCGCTTGGTGGCGTAAGAAGCGCCCACAGTGATGGCAACGTCATACTTTCCGATGGAGGGGTTGTAAATCTTTCCGACCTCTCTGCCTTCGTGGTCTGTCATAGACCGAACAGACTCTTCCTGGTAGGGGTTGAATTGAACCGATTGAGGCTCGCCATCTTCACCGAGAATACGCAATACTCGCTTTGTGTCGTAAATCTTAGGGATCAAGTCAACAATGATACGTCCCAGGTGGCGGATAGAACGACCCAGGTTTTGAGCGTAGTGGGCGTTAGCCGCGTCCGACTTCTTTTGCTTGGATAGTATGGCTCTGCCTGAAATCTCATTGCCCTGCTCACCAACGGATGTGTTATACATACCGAGCGATGCCTGAATGTCATGCTCAGATGTCTGCATGACACCTAGCCAGCCTTGCGGAACATCTGCCGCCATTTGTCTCTGCGGGGCAGGGGCTAAAACACCATCAATGGTTACGGGATCGTATCGAAGAACAGGGATATTTGATGTATTTGCATCGGCCCACTCATTCTCATAGTTTTCAATCTGTCCGGCAGCGGCGATGAATGGCGCTTTAGGTGATAGGGCCACCCGCTCAATGAAAGCGGAAGCAGCGAAGTTGTACGCCCTTTGAGCATCCATAGCAGGACGAACCATGCCAGAACGGATAATCTCGCCGTCCAGCTCAACCTCTTCCCCATATACGGGGATGATTGGAATGTATTTACCTGCCCATTCATTCTCCTCAAGTATCTCTGCGGCGGTGAGCTTGCACCATTTGACCTTTGGAACTGTTGATGTTCTAGTGTCGATAACTGTGACGTTTTCAGGCACAAGATCTCTAAATTCTTCAAGTTGGTCAGCTTTGACGATAGCGCCATTGGATAGTTTGACGATCTCAACATCTTCATTCTCGATGTAGAAGTATTCAGCAACGCGAATAGAATCATCTGAAACCCATCCTGTGTCGCCTTGTGAAGCTGTCTCCCAATCGACCGGGTCTGCCTTTGGGTAGGATTGCTCGAACTCTTCCTTGGTCAGCTCCTCAACAACAAAGCCCCACTTAGCGTCAGAACCATCAGGCTCTTGAGCGTAGGGGTCAAGATATACGGTAAACTGGTTACGTATGCGCTTGACAATAATCTCTTGGTCAAACGAAAGCGGATCTTCATAGTCCGTAATGACGCGGAAATACCCAAAACCTATCTCTGTGGCTGATTCAAATGCGGTGTCGATAGCAATATCAGCAGATGAGTTGTCCATGATGTTACGCAGTACGCCTTGCAGGATCTCGGCTGTCTCTGGGTCTGCATGGTCATCAACGGGGCGAATCTTTGGCGCGGGACGGTTCTGGCGCTGGTCATTTTGCACCTGTCGAACGTATTGGGAAATCTTATCAACTACAAGGCAGGGGCGAGATCCGTCTGGATCGTTCTCTCTGGCGCGGCGCAATTCTTCGGGCCACTGATCAAGAGAAATAAACCGCAGATCCTCCAGCGCTCTCTCTCTATTTGACGATTCAAAATCGGCGGCAAGAGTAAAGCGCTCTAATGCTGTCTTAAGGAGTTCTTCGCTTTTATCTGCCATATTGATTCCATCAAAGGGAAAAGGGACGCTTCGCAGCGAGCCTAGTGCTATTATAAATGATTTTTATATATATGCAAACTATGCGCCCATCCATCCGGCGACAGTCGATCTCTGTCTCTGGCGCTTCTCTCTTGGTTTTGGTTTTGATGCGGTAGCCCTGCGGATACCTTCACAGGCATATCTCAGCGCGTCTATAACGTGATTATTCTTATCCTCGATGATTGGCAGTATCTCATCAGTAAGTGGATCGACCTTATAGCTATACATGGTAAGCTCGTCTATTGTGTGGACGCAGCGAGGATGAACAATAATATCGTATGTCTTTAGCCACTCGATACCTTCCTCTATTGAGTTCGTGCCCTTAACCGCTGGCATCATCTTGGGAAAGCCGTTCTTTCTCATGTGGCTGATTGTCTCCGGCCTGGATGAATCGGCCACTAGAGGCCATTTCTCTGACTCTGGAACGGTAAAGAATAGGTCTGGCGTGTCCATAATCTCACAGCCTACCCGATATGCCTCATAGTCGATATACAGCGTCCTGCCTACGATATGCAGCCTGATTAGCACGGTTGGGTCATTAGCAAAGCCCCAGTCACCTCCAAGCCTATGGATGGCATCCGGCGGAGTCTCAAACTCTTCAACCCTCCAGTTGCGGAAGATCCGTGACTCTGAGTTGCTTACATAGCCTCCCATCCAGATATGTTGATATTTATCAATATCCCGCGCTCTGTCATACTCCATCTCATCCTTGAGTACGTCAGGAAACCACGGATTATCTCTATAGTTCACCTCTACGATGGTGGAGTTAGGCGGCAAGTCGTCACCCCTAAGCAGCGCGTCTATTGGATCTGTTGGCAGGTTTGGGTTCCAACTAAACCATAATTCTGAATCTGGCTTGCGTATTGTTGGGCGGAGCAGGTCGAGACTCTTCTGGCTCATGCTCTGAGCTTCTTCTACCCATGCGCGGTCATATCCTTCTAGCGACTTGATAGAGTCTGCGGTGTGGTTCTGCATGCCTTGGAAGATGATTATCCCGTTTCCGTGGCGGGATTTTATAACCGACTCTTGAATGTCAAAGTAGCTCTCTACTCCGAGATCCTTGATCTTGTTCTCTATTAGGCGCTTTACTGACTGGTTAAGGGATTTCTGTATCTCACGAACACAAACGCTTGATTGGCTCTGGTCTGCGACATGCTCCTCAACCAATAGCTCGGCAAAGAAGTGTGACTTTCCGCTACCCCTGCCGCCGTGAGCGCCCTTATAGCGTGACGGCTCAAGTAATGGCAGCGCCCATTCAGGAGTTGGAATCTGGAGCTTTGACAATGGTTCGCTCTATCTTTCTTATTTCAATCCCGCCGCTTATCTCTTGCTCGCTCTTATCCTTCCAGCCGAAGTTGTTTTTCAGGTTGAAAATGGTTCCTGTAACCGCTTGACCTGCAAGCCTTTTCTCTAGCGCAACCTCAATTCTTTGCTTTGCCCTTTTTATAGTCGCAGAAAATCCATCCTTTTCACCATAAGCCCTTAATGTTTCTGTGGCTATATCGAGATGATAAGCAAGCCCTGATACTGTCGGAGAAAACAGCTTTATACCGTCCCCGTATATGGTGTGCGCATCTTCAGAGGCGAAGTATTCCTCTATCTTCTCTTGCAGCTCCTCTGCGGATTCAAATGCTAATGGTCTACCGGCTGGCATGTTGCTCATTCTCCTGGTGAGGAAGTGTTATCACCGTTACGCGAGACGGCCTCGCTTACCTTGTGCCAATTATACATCACTTCTTCGCCACAGAGAAATCCGCGCCTTTTCATATAATCACCATTATAGCAGTCTATTGGGGTTATTTCTGCTCTTTTAGCCTTTCTATGGCGCTTGTCGCGTCATCAATAGCGTAATTGTATGCGTCATCCTCTGCATGTCCAGTATCGCAAGTCAGCAACTCCTCTCTGCAAGCAGCGGCACACTTCTCGACTATGCTGTCGTGATATGCTGATAGACTGGCAGCAGGCAAATCAATTAACCTATCGATCACCCACTGCCATGCTTCCGCGTCTACCGGCTTTTCCGCTGGACGCATTGAGTCTAGCAATTCAGCTATTCCAGCATGAAATCTAGCAATCGTATTATCTCTGGATTTGATTATTTCTTCCGCTCTCGCGTGATTCTCTTCGAGTTGCGCCCTAAGCTCATCTATCTCCCTATCCCTCGATGCAGCTCCACGTTGGAAGGCTTCGCGGTAGGGAACGTTGCTGGTTAGCTCCTGCTCACTGTTTTGGTTTGTCATTTGGATTGCTCCTTAAAGCAAAACTTTACATCATAAATATCGTCAGCATCTTCGCCATTGATAATTCCAGTCTTTACTTCAAACCAGCACCCCTCTGGGTCTGGTTGGTACTTGAAATCTGTTCTTTTACCAATCTCTTCTGCCAGAATTGATCTAATTTCATCGTCATTTAGTTTAATTTCCATCTCTATTCTCCACTCATAGGGGTGTTTGGGTTATTGGTCTGCTTTAATTTCATCTCTGACTATATCCAGAATGCCTATCGCTGTTGCAAGTGACATCTCTCCAGCATATTCATAAACCACCGCTTTGATTCTATCGCACATCTCTTGATTCTGCGGGTAGTCCCTGTTCTTTTTCTGCTTGAACTCTCTGACTACAACAGCTTTACTTTTTCCGCTATCGTGCAGAATGTCGGATGTTATTTCTTTGATTCGCTTTCTCTTCTCAAATTCAGTTGTCATCTCTATTCTCCACTCATAGGGTTGTTGGGGTTATTGGTCATCTTCCTCATACTCTCTATCGCTTGGTATTAACTCGCGCCACTGTATCACGGCATACAGACTGGATGAGCCAAACGCCCCGCTAGACGTATTAAACCACTCTCCATTTTCATAATACCCAGTATCGGCATAAGTGACAGTTCCATTAATTACCCCTAAGCGCACCTTTCGATTTGAATTTGGCAGCTCTTCTTTAACGCTAACCCATTTAACCTCTGGCTCTTTAGTCTTTTTGGCTCTAAAGTTCTTGTACCATTTGTGTAGATTCATCTCACTGCTCTCCATCTGTCTGTTGTGGGTTGTTGGGGACTTGCTCATCAAGGAACACATGGTCACATACCCTAAGATAATGCCTAGCTGTGGCTCTAATGGCTTTCATTATCTCAACAGCATCGCGCTCCCTACAAAAGCCGATAGCCTCGTCCGCGTTATCCGTCCAAAATTCAAACAAACCCATGCTTTTCAAATATGTTGCCGGACTACCTTTCTCAATCAACCATCTAACTTCACTCATCATCTCTCTCCTGTTTAATTGTTTCTTGCTGTGGGGTTGGTGCTTTGTTTGAAATCTCAAGATATGCGATACCGCCGCCAACTGAGAATGCTAGTAGCATAGCCAAAGCAACCAGAATGTTTGTCCTGAATATATCTTGCTCTACTTGCCGCCTATTCATCTCACTCTCCCTTATCTGCTTTGTCGATTGTGGCTTGAAGTTTACCTACCGCTTCCAATAACTCAGCGGCTATCTGGTCGTACTTCCACCAATCAATTGCCGCAGCTATCACCGCCCTCTCTGCACGATAGACCTCTACCTGTTGTGGTGATTGGGCGAGGGCATCACCAATATCCATAGCTATGCAATTAGGATCAACAAACCCGCCTTTCCCATATCTAATCAAACGCTCTTTAGTAGATAATAATAGCTCGATATATCTCTGCTCATTGGCTTTGAGCTGCTCGATTTCATTAAGCAACTTATCCTCCGTTAATCCAAGGCTCATTGGCTTTCTCCTTTTTTAAGTTGTTTAATTCTTTCAACAGTTCAGTAGCAGTTCGGTAGCGAGAATCAGGGCAGCAAGCAAGTGCAGGCTTTTCAGCTGGCGTGTTGTCGTGACCACAGCCGGTACAGACCTTGCTACTGGCTTTGAGCTGTGCCATCTCGCCGGATTCAGTTTCGCGCATTGCTTTTATTTGCCGTCTGAGCTGCAAATTCTCATCTGCTCTATCATCAGCCCTACGCTTCTCAGATTCATAGTGAATACTTAGCTGCTCGTTTTCAGCAAGCATCGCTACCATTAATGAATCAAACTGCTCTGCATTTCTGGTGAAAGCCTCTCGCAAATTAGTCCCAGAATATTCGGCAAACTCACTCTGGGATGAGCTGTGCTGGAATGAACCCGCAGATTCATGACTTGCCTGATTTCTTAATTGCTCGTTCTCAATCTGCGCCCTTTCCAAGTCAGCTTGTAGCTCAAGGTTTAACGCCATGAGTGAATTAATATCGCTCATCTTCTAACTCTCCTCTTGTTGTGTGGTTGATAGGTTGTAATACGCATCCTGTATGCGTCTATTGGCATCGCTCTCTCTACTTGCGTAATTAGCTGTTCCTACATGGCTTATTCCCCAGCATCCAGCCTCATAAACGGCTTCTAAACGATCCCGCAACCGCTCCACCTCTGCATCCTTATCCGCAAGCTGGGCGGTCAGTTGTGCGTTTAGCTCATTAACCACACTTAGCATGTGGGTTAGTTCTTTTTGTTTTTTCATCTTCTAGTCCCACAAGTATGGAGTTTGAGGAATCTTCTTGACGTACTGTACAATTAGTCCGTGCTCTTCCGCCTTTATCTGAACATCATATCCGAGCTGTTCAGCAGCAAACGCCCTCTCATATAGGTCACTAAGTTTCCATGATGAGCCTTTATTTAGGTCGGCTATCGAATATACAAACATCGTTTTTCTGTGGCGATATTCGATTGAGCTAACAAACTCTCGGATCTCTTGCAACAGTCTTGTATATGGGTTAATTCTTTTCATCTTCTATTCTCCCTATTCCATTAAATCGACAATTTCTGCCGCTTGTTCGTATGCTCTGACCTGGTACACGTTGGCGTAAGGTGTATCAGTTGCAGCTCTAATCGCTCCGGCAGCGTCATTTAGCGCCTCTCTGCGGATCTCAGCTACTTTCTCCTCATCGTTCATGTGCTGATGTAGTTTTGCGACACATCCAAGCAGGGCGACGTCGAACAGCTTTGGATAATTGTCGTACCAGTTGTAGATTGTGCGCTCTGGCCTGCCAATTAGTTTCGCCATTTCACGAACTCCACGCAGCCCTGCGGCTTTAGCTTCCCTTGATGCGCTCATTTTCTAGTGCCTCGATAAAAATATCAGCATGATTCTCACTCTTAAACCCCGCAACCAGTACGCCATCAATTTTGACATACCAGCCTGTCACTCTGGAGTATTTTTCTATGCGCATTATCCGATTCTTTTTTTCAGCCACTTCTGCGCGCCTTTCTCTGTTTTGAATGTCTTGCTCTGGCTAAAAGTCATGGCAGTAAAAGTTCCATCGCTATTCTTTGTAATTCCGCGACTGATTTGCTCGTTGTTCCCAAGGTCTAAAGTTTGCATTTCTCTATCTCCATTTGCGTTGTTGATGTGTCTATTATATGTAATAAGCTCACACTGTCAATAGTTTATATGTAATTATTTTTAATTATTTTGCAATTTCTCCAGCTCAAGCGCTCTGGCGTTGTAGGCTGCCTTGATTTCTTTGAGGTCATCAATGGTGTAATGCTTTGCATCGTGCGGCCCTTCTAATGTTGCCAGCCTGTCAGCTCCGATCTTCTTTTCCAAGTTGATGCGATATGCTGCGATATTGCCGGACAACTCAAGGTTGCAGCGTTTGTTGCATTGCTTATGAATGTTATCCTCGCTAAATCTCAGTTCTGGATGTCCTCCCCGCGTCAAGTAATGGCCAGCACAGTATTGTATATCGCGCCTAGTCGTACCGCAGCTTATACATGGCTCGCTATAGTCCCTTGCCCTAATAAACCGATTCACCGCCCTCTGAGCGTCATCTGCCCACTCTCGCTTAGTCTTGATCTTCTCTTTCAGGCGCTTTGTCTCCCGCTTGAACTCCTTTTCCCTGTTCTGGTAGGTCAGCTCAAACGCACATTTAGTGCTACAAACAACAGATGTCGTGGAAAAAGGCCGGAACATATCTCCGCAAATACGACACTTTTTCTTCTTTACTGGCTTATTACCCATCAATCCATTCGCCATACAGCTTTGATGCTTCATACATTGAGTCCTCTGCCTCTTCCAGTAATTCAGAGCCGCTTTTACACTCCATCTCTGATAGCTTTCTATTAAGCTCTACTATTTGTTTGGATAGGGCGAGGTTTTTGGCTTCGACCATAATAGCAAGATCGTCAACTAGGTCGTCAATCAGCTCTTGCAGCTCATCTGGATCAAGCTTTACCCAATCGCACTTACATCCAGCCCTATCCACTCCATCGTGAACATTGGCATCTATCCACGATTTAGCCCATGCTTTTAATTCTTTGCTCACATCAACCCCCTAGTTGTTATAAATTACAAATATACCCTAACCGTTATATCTGGCAGACGGTAGCGTTATCCCAGCCTCTGCTGCGATGCGGTACGTTCCCTCAATAAGCTCAGAATAGCTTGGCTTTGCCTGCGCCTCGCTGCTCTCTGTCACCTCCTTTTCGATAGAGCCGATCTTTATTGTCTTGGTTCCGAGAAGCGCCTTTTTCACCAGCTCCTTCACCTCTTCCTTGGTGTATCCGGTTTCTTGGCTAATCACCCCCAACAGGAAATGCCAGAACCCGCGCATTTCCGCGCTCTTATCCTCCCTGTGCTTCTCAATCGTCACATCCATATCATCCTCGCCCATAATGTCCTTAACCGCCTGAATCGCGTTTATTTTGACTTGCTTAGAGTTTAGGTGGAAAACGCGCTTGTTCATCTCTATCTCCAATTATTATATAACAGGTCGCTAACACGGACGCTGATGCGCCGGTTAGCTTGGCTGTTAGTGCACGGCAATTACTTCAATATCGTCAACCGTGCCAATGACTTTTCCATATCTTTTAACAGGCCTGCCATTTTGCTCAGGGTAGCAATGAGCTACTCCAGGCTGAAAATCATCATATTGTTCTTTTGTAGCAATACCATCCTCAATTAAAAATAGATCATCTCTATCTCCAAGAGCATTTTTTAAATCACCATGTAATCGTATTTTTTGCATGTCTTTTACTCCAAAACTGCACTAACAAATAAATTAAGCCGGACGGTTATACAGCGGCGTTCTTTCCGGCATGGTCACGCCGCCGCTTATCATGCTGTTAGGCATTCAATAATCACTTTTGCCATCTTGCGAATTTATTACCTCTGCAACAGTAACCTTACAGTCATTTAATCCATCATTAGTGAATAAATCTTTAATGAATTCATCCCTCTCTTTTTTTGCTTCATCAAGTGTTTCGCAGTAAGCGACCTGTGGGTAATAAGGATGATCTGCAACCACAATAAATTTCATTTTTCACCTCTAAACGTGTACACACCGTCACGTCTCTTTTTTGCTCGATCAGCTATTGCATTCTCGTTTTCAATATTAAGTCCGTAAGTAACCATATATCACTCCGTATCAGCAGCCGTATAACACGGCGCTCAATTTGACCGCGATACTGCGGAACATTTCTCACCACCTGTGGGCGGCAAATTAGCTAAATCGTTATAGCGCTTTGCGGTTTTGCGCGAAATTAAGCACTGATAAGTAGCGGTTATATTTCCTACTCGTTTTCCATGCAAACCATTTCGCGGCAAGGGCCTGCCCCCAGTCAAACCATATCAGGCTTGCCCACACTGATGCTGATATTTCGTAGTCTAAAAACTGCTTTCTACGCTCTTCTGGTGTCATTTCTATCAACCTCGCGCTTTAAAACGCCGTTATGTGTAAGCAGCAACAATCTTTAAACATTGCGCCTCTGTTGGTTTGCATGGTGGGGCATTCTCATACAATAACCACATTGCATCTGTAGCACCTCTGCTTTTATACCAGCTTACCCACAGTGCTAACGGGCTATCATCAAGCTCTATGTGGTCAACTTTAATCGTCGCGTACTTCTGGTCTTCGCAATACTGGTAATCTACGCCATGTGGTAAGTCTTGCCCTTCGTAGCAAATATCTCTAATCAAGTTTGTAGTTGCACAGTTCCAGTTCTCGCTAAATCGCCCACCTTCAAACGCACATCTAGGGCTGCTACCTTCCCATGTTTGCCCGCGCTTAGTGCAGGCGTCACACATAACAAGGCGCTCAACTGGAGGCGCTTTTGTATCGGCCTGCTCGCCATTCTCATCTGTTTTAATATCATCACTCATTTTCACATCTCCTGTAATTTCGCGCCCAAGTTAGCTAGGCTGTTATTCATTGCGGCTAGTCAGGAACTTAATCTTGATGTATGCGCCTAAGCGCCCCCACCGCAAGTACAATATATATTAATTTGCTGGGTGTTTGTATATCCCATTGTGGGTAGTTTTACCTGATTTCATCAATTAATTGTCCCATCTTTACCCTATCCCCACTATAGCGATCTACCCATGCGTTGAGTAGGTCTTTTCTGCCAGCGAAGATTAGCAGCTTTGCCCGCCTTGCCTGGTGTTTCATCCTGGCTTCTGGTGTCATGGCTGGGTCAAACCAGTTGGGGCGGAGTTTTTCGGTTGTGGTTTTGATCTCTATCTCCTCTCTATCTCTCTTGATTATCTACTTTACTCTACGCATCAGTAATCACAAACCTGTCCGATTTCTTGTTTAGGTCTGTATAAACGGCAATGGATGGTCTGGTTTCTGTTTTCCCAAAAATTGTAGCATAACAATACTGGCTACCGTAGTTTGATATTCTGCCTTTAATCATAACCTGTGCGACCAACTGTATAGCCGTTTCATCGCCTGAGCTGCTTCTGTTGTCTATAATTATTTTACCCATCTCGCACTATCCTCTCTATCTCTCTTTAATTAACCGATTCACAAGCCCATTCCGCCAGACTTGAACTTTCCGTTGTTGAATGGCGTTCTGTCAGATCCACGCCGACCTGCTCCGCTCTTGCTAACCATTGGAAGGAATACAATATCATGGTCTGATACGCCCTTCCAAGTTGAACATCTTTTCACAATAGCCGCATAGCTTGCTGCATTAGGTAGCTCACTGGCCTGCTTCATGGTGTAGTCTTTGCCGTTGATGTTAAGTAGTCGCACGGAACATCTCCTCTTTCATTTTTCTGAATTTTTCCAGACTAGCAAGTTTCTCCTCTGGCGTTAATTCTGGCTTGTCGTGAGTCAGCTCGATGTATTTTGGCGGCCTGTAATCTTTCGCTATCTGTCTGAATTCTGCGATGCTTGGCGGCCAAGCTAGATTATCTCTGCAATGGTCTAGCGCCCTCTTCACATCATCTCCACTCAACCCAGATAAGCCTTGCGCCCATTCATTCATCGACAGCTCCATAAGCTGCTCAATATCAAGCTGGTTATTTCCTTGGTACTGCTCCATAAATTTCTTAGGATAAATTGCTCTCAATTTTGTGAACAATGCCACTACCCATTTGCGATCCATTGGTTGCTTCTGTGAGTTTATCATTTAAAAATCCTCCAATATCAAAGTTTTTGTTTTCAGGTATAACCTTTCCTACGTTGTGGGCAAACTGCTCAAGTTTATCGCCCTCCCTGCAAATCAGCTCTAAATCATCGTAAACAGTTCCGGTATCATTTTTGCCCATGTGATACGGTGATCTTGCACACCCATCTATTGCCAGCAATATAGTCTCTACATCGTAACCATCATCTAGTCTCGCAGAAACCTTTGTTTTTCGTTTAGCTGTTAATTTTGCCTGACTACCTTTTTGCATAACCTTTTTCCAGTAGTCGAAAATATCGAAAATATCTCTGTCTCTTCTCTGTCTCTTCTCTGTCTCTGTCTCTGTCTCTGGGGTTACTATCTCGTTACGGTTTTGTAACGGTTTCGTTACGGATTCAATACGTTCAATGAAATCAGCATCTTGCAGCTCATCAATGCACTTATCAATCAGTTTTTCAGGCTGCCTAAGTCTAAAAGATATTACTTGGGTTCCATGCCGAATTAATCCTGATGTTGGATCTTCATCTTCGCAAGCCAGCAGCCAAAGCATCGGCAGCAAAGCCCTTGAGTCTGCGCTCATAGATTGAAATTGATAGTCATCAAGTATCGCCCTATGGAATCTAATCCAAGGAGGCCTCCTGTCTTTATAGGACTGGAATTTTGACCAGTTTTTAATTTTGACCATATCACTCTCCAGAGAAATAGTCGCTCAACTTCTTTAGCGTTTCATAGCTCGGAACTGTCTTGCCGTTCTTTATATGGCGCAAGGTGTTAGCATGGATGCCAACGCGATCTGCCACAATCGGGATACTGCGATCCTGGAGTGCGCCAATCACCTCTTCAAGTGTCATCATTCTTTACATCTCCTAGTTATTAACAATCTACAGTTGAGATATTAAACGACTCATTGTATAATGTCAACTATGAGATTAGCGAATAGCAAACAATCAACAGCAAACAAAACTAATGCCCATATAAAAACAATCGTCTGTAACTTATCTGTATATTTGCTATTCTGCTTACAGACAACAACGAAACAGGAGATAGAAGATGGACATAAGTAAGTTGAATTTTAAGCCTCACGATATAGGAATTGGCGGAACTCACGCAACTATCGAGTTTGATAATGGGTATGGCGCAAGCATTGTAACTGGGCCTATGTTCTATACAAGCGATCATCGGCCTTACGAGCTTGCCGTGCTTCATAATGGCAAATTGACCTACGATACGCCGATTACAGAGGACGTTCTTGGGTATCTAGTTGCCGCAGAAGTTGAGTCCACGCTTGATGAGATTGCTGCCCTGCCAGAGGATAAGTCATGAGCCTAGCCAACCTATCTGTCATTATGGGCAGAATCAAAACAGCCACGGAAAAGTCGCCTATTGCGGTGTTTAAGTCTACCGTGGAAGGATATAGAGAAGATGGGATGCTTGATGCGGTATTTGGTGATACCGTGCGCACAACGGCAAGGATTAAATCTGGCGACCCTGACTACATCGGCTCATATTGTCAGGATATGGATTTGATTAAGGTTAAGTCATCGCTGAGGATGTATGTTTAGGGATAACGCTTCGTTTCAGCGTGGCGAGACGCAGGCGAAGCATCCGACTGGAAACGATTGTTAGATTGCGAGGTTGATTATGGCAAAGATTACGGAACGTGGGTGGGGTGGACATTTTATTTGCGCCAACCGCTGCTTGTTTAGACGGAATACGCTTATTGACGGCGACAAGGATAGTGTTGTGGTTAGTACTGTTGGTGGTATGCGTGCCAGTGATGGCGATGGATTAGAAACAATCGGCGCAGGTGGCCGTTACTACGAAACAATGGTTTTCGGCGCACAACAGGACGGGGAATACATTGAGGCAAACGTATCAGATGAACGGAGCTTCGATAGTGAATGGAGTATCTGCGCCGATAGCTACAAAAAGCTGCCGGATGATGTGGACAACAGGGCCAACGCTATGCACGACGCTGTAGTGGCTGAGATGGCAAAAGCAATCTAACAGCCAAGCTAAGTTGCCGCATCAGCGGTCAACTTGGCGACCTGTTATATTAATTATTAGGAGATAGATAGATGAGCATGAAAGAACATTGCAGGATGATTCAAGACTACAACCTTGATCAGGCCTATGAGGAGGAATCGTGGAGCCAGGCATCACAGGCGCACATGATTAAAATGGCGACTACACGGAAAGCTCGTGAGATTGATATGATTGCCCGCAACAGTGACCGGCTAGGTGATTGGAATAGAAAGCGTATTGCGCTGAGATATAACCATCATGCGGTTAAGCTGTTGTTTCCGAGTTTGCTGTCATGAACAAGTTTGACGAACTAACCCACAGCATTGTTGATACATGGATGAATGGATTGCCTGTGCCGCTAAAGCATGGGGTGAGCTATATGGGAGACGCGCTTGCTAATCAGTTGCCAGCTTGTGCACATTTAGCAATTATGGACGCACTATCAGGGCGAATCCAAGGCAAGGAAGGTTTTGCTTTACTAACCCAGACTTTGCGTGGTATGTTGTTTAAAGAGGCAGAGGAAATCGCGGCACAGCGATTAGGTTTTGCCTATGTTGATGATTGTAGAAAGCATTATGAGG